CACTAATTAGCGACGGCATAAGTTCTCTGCCGGTTGACACTTACATCCGCAGAGATGGATCACGCTTTGCTTTCCGACCTCGCCCTGCTTGGGTTTCACGCCCAGACGTAGACACAACCAAAGAAGCATTTTGGGGTGCGGTAATTGTTTCGCTATTGCTTGACGGTAACGCGTTCGTTCGCGTCTACTCAAACGACGCTGGTGAAATCGTAAACCTAAATGTACTCAACCCTCAAAAGGTCACGATAGAGCGCAACGGCTTAGGTCGGGTTATGTTCCAGGTTGAGGGCGAAGCCAACACGCTATCAAGCGACGAGGTTATCTTCATACCAGACGTAGTTCGCCCAGGACACATTCGGGGCGTTAGTCGCGTGGAAGCACTAAAGGAAAACTGGGGCCTTGCGATTGCGTTGCAGAACTACGCTGCTCGTTTCTTTGGCTCTGGAACTCAGACTTCTGGAATCATTGAAGTTGATGGCAACCTAACCGCTGAGCAAGCCAAGAACCTACAAGAAGGCTTTGACCAAAGGCACAAGGGCTGGGGTCGCGCACACAAGACCGGCATCATCTCAGGCGGCGCAAAGTATGTCCCCACTTCGGTGGAGAACGACAAGGCGCAGTTCTTGGACTCAAGGCGGATGGCCGTTGAAGATGTCGCTCGAGCGTTCAATGTTCCTAGCAACTTCCTCAATCTGCCAGGCACTAACACTTACGCATCGGTTGAGCAGAACTCGTTGATGTTTGTCAAATACTGTTTGCGGCCCATCGTACAAAAGCTAGAGAGCGCGTTCACACCGTTACTCAGCCGAGTCTCCGGTGGCGAGAATGCTTTTATCAAGTTCAACCTAGACGGCTTACTACGCGCCGACATCAACACGCGAATGAGTGCCTACAGCACAGGATTGCAGTCTGGCTTCTTGACAATTAACGACGTAAGGAAACTAGAGGACTTGCAACCAGTTGACGACCCTAGTGCCAACACAGTTCGTGTTCCACTTGCAAACGTGAACATTGAAGCCGCTGATCTAAACGCAACCGACAAGCGAGTAACAATGGCGCAAAAGCTAGTCAACTCAGGATACGACCCCACTGAGGTCTTGGCATCTCTAGGCTTGCCTGCAATTGCTCACACCGGATTGCCAACGGTACAGCTTCAAGGCGTGGCACAAGTTGACCCCGAAAATCCGACAAGCGTTTACAACGTGGACTAATGAAAGAACGGTTAGACAATGGCACTGATACCAAACAGCTTAGGGATACCAATCAGCAACCTAAAGCCGCAGGTCAAGCAGATACCGACCCCTGCCAAGATTGCACCGGTGGCTGTGGAGTCTGTGAAGCCCGAACAAGTAGAATTGAAGAAGAAGAAGTGAAAGGCGATACATTGACCAAGATTGAGCAACGCATCAACCAAGCAGAGTTTGAGGTGCGCGAGGAATCAGACGGTATGCACTTTAGCGGATACGCCGCGCTATTTAACTCGCCTTCAGAGCCACTCCCATTTGTGGAGTCAATCGCCTCAGGAGCTTTTAAGCGTTCACTAAAGTCTCGTAACGATGTCAAGTTTCTTTGGAATCACGACGCTGGCGAAATCCTTGGGTCTACAAGAGCCAGAACCGTAACGCTAATTGAAGATGACCGAGGGCTAAGAGTTGAGGGTATGCTGCCAAACACCACACGCGGGCGCGATGTCGCCGAGCTTCTGAAGCGTGGCGATGTTGACGCTATGAGCTTTGGCTTTAGCGTCCCAGCCGGCGGCGACACTTGGTCAAGCGATGGATCAGAGCGCACACTAAAGCAAGTAAGGCTTCACGAAGTTTCAATCGTGGCTTGGCCTGCCTACACCGCAACCGCTGGAACTGTTTCAGTTCGCAAGTTTGAAATAATCGCAGAGCGCGCAGATGTTGATGCCGAGGCTTTGGCAGACGCACTAGTAAAGATTGAAGATGGACTAAACATTACATCTGACGAACAAGAAATGCTTAGCAGAGTAATAAGCACCTTATCGCCAGCAACCGAAGCAGAGCCAGAGCCAGTAATAGTTGGCGACCTGTCTATGCTTGAACTGAAGAAGAAGAAGCTAGAGCTTCTAATGAAAGGCATCTAATGGCTACCAAAGACCAAATCAAAAAAGTAATCCTAGACTTAGCAGGCAACCCTTCAAGCGGTGCAATAGCTTCACTGGCAGACAAGTGGGCAACCGCTATCGTCGAGCTAGACAAGACCCCTCGTGATGACAACGAGGTGCAGGATGGCGCTCCAACTCCCGCGCTAAAAAAAGAGTCTCGCGTAACCAAGCCGGAAGAACTAAGGTAATTTAACCCCTTTCATTACCTCTTTCGCCAAGCTGCAAGATTCTTCCCCTCTGGTTTTATTCTTTTTCCAGAGGGGTTTCTTGCGTCTAGCAGCGACGACATAAAAGCCTTATGCAACCTTAATGTAAACTAGAAGCATCGTATGCGTGTCAACACCTGCGAGAGCCAGTTGAGCGTCAACGCCACTGCATCCCTATAAAACTAATAAGGAGACTAAATGTCTGAGTTCATCAAATCTCAGCACGAACTCCGCAACACCCTAATTACACAGGTTCGAGAAGTCATTGACTTCGCCGAAGCTGAGGGTCGCGGACTTGACGCTGCTGAAGTATCAAAAATCAACGCAATTGAAGCCGACATCTCAAAGGCTGACGAAACCATCACAGTAGCAAAGCGCAACGAGGAACGTAAGGTTGAGGCATCTGCCGCAGCCAAGGGATTTATTCCATTCGTATCTGAGGAACGTTCTTCTACCGACATCTTCCGCGCAATGGCTCTTGGCGAGTCACGCGGACACACTTTTGAAAAGCGTGCTGTTCTAGTCCCAAGTGCTAACACCGTACCAAAGTCGTTCTACGACCAGGTATTTGATGTTGCTCGCGCTGCTGGGCCAATGCTTGAGACTTCGGAAATCATTCAGACCGCAACTGGATCATCGTTGACAATTCCAACCTTGACCGCTTACTCGGCAATGACCCTCAAGGGCGCAGGCGCTGCGCTTGACGATGTTGCACCTACATACGCAAGCATCACACTAGATGCTTTCAAAATAGGTGGAATTATCCAAGCGGCTTCAGAGCTAGTAACCGATGCAGGATTTGACTTGGGAGCGCACCTTGCTAACCAGGCTGGAAACGCAATTGGTTATGCAGTCAACGACCTTCTAACCGTTGGAACTGGTTCTTCACAGCCAAACGGAATCGTTACCGCTTCGGGTGAAGGCGTTGTGGGTGCAACCGGTGTTGCAGGTGCTTTCACGGCGGACGACCTCATCTCACTTATCTATTCGGTAGATGCGGCCACAAGGCGTAAGGCATCGTTTGCGCTCCAGGCTAACACTGCTTCAGTTGGTGCAATGCGTAAGCTAAAGGACACCGCAGGGAACTACCTATACAACATCTCACAGGTAGGGCCAGCCGGTCAGGACACATTCGCTGGGTACGCTGTATTTGAGAATCCACACATTGAGGACACCGCACTAGATGCGAAGTCAGTCATTGCAGGTTCACTAGACAGCTACAAGGTTCGTATGGCAGGCGGCCTAGAGGTCGCATCGTCAACTGACTTTGCTTTCCAGAACGACCTCACCACTTGGAGATTTACCATGCGTCTTGATGGTGACCTAACTTCAAACACTGAGGTCAAGCACTTCGTAGGCGGCGCAAGCTAATCCAACGAAACAGATCGGAGTCCCGTCGCTTGTAGGTTAGCGGCGGGGCTTCGCTGTTTGTTCTATGCAACCCTAAAGTAGAATAGAAGCAGCGGAAACAATCTAGCTAAAAGAAGTGAGGCAAAAGTGGCCATAACCAACGGCTATTGCACCCTAGCTCAAATCAAAGCATCTGCCGGCATTACCGATACAGTAGACGACGTATTGCTTGAGCTTGCAGTAGAAGCCGCTTCACGCGAAATTGACGGCGCAACGGAGCGCCAGTTCTTTCAGACAACTACAACGCGTGTCTACGCACCTCGCGACTCTTTCGTTGCAGACATTGACGATCTTGTATCGCACACTCACATCAAAACCTCTACAGCAGCAGACGGAGTGTTTGACGAGACATGGACATCTACCGACTACCAGCTCGAGCCGCTCAACGGAATAGCTGGCGGCATAGCTACGCCAAGAAACATAATCCGAGCAATTGGCGATTACACCTTCCCGGTTGTCGGCGGCGAAGCAACGATTGAGGTCGCTGGAACTTTCGGCTTTAGCGCAGTGCCAATTCAGATAGTGCAAGCAACGGTCATACTTGGATCTCGTATCTTTAAGCGCAACGACTCACCGCTCGGCGTAGCAGGCTTTGGCGAAATCGGCGTGATTAGAGTGGGCAGGTTTGACCCCGATGTCGAGGCAATGATTATGCCATTCAAGAAGGTACGGTTCGCGTGAGCATCACAGCGATACGCGATGCACTAGCCACAAACATCGGCACAATCTCTGGGCTAAGAACTTCGGCGGAAATCCCAGACAACCCTAACCCGCCACAAGCGGTAGTCCAGCTTCAGTCTGTCAACTACGACGGCGCAATGAAGCAAGGGCTAACGACTTACAACTTTTTGGTTTCAGTAATAGTCGGCAGAGTTGACGAGCGTAACGCGCAACGCAAGCTAGACGGCTACGCATCCTCATCAGGCGCAACCTCGGTGAAGTTAGCAATCCAATCAGACAAAACTCTTGGTGGCACTGCCTTCGACGTGAGGGTCACAGACATGACTAACATCGGTGCGGTATTATTAAGTGATGCAACATACCTAGCGGCAGACTTTGTCGTGACAGTTTATTCAAACTAAGGAGAACAACTTGGCTAAGTTCGTAGCTACAGAT